AGTCCCCCTGATAGCTCCCTTGTTCAACAGCCATAAACTCAGCGAGTTTATGAGTTCCATCGTCATTATGCTGGTTTGCCAAAACAGCATATATTGTGCGATTAGGCCTGTTAAAAACATCAGGGTTGCCATTTGGATCGTTTGCCGCGTCACAGCGTTCGCCTGACCTTACCCATTCAATCGTTGTTAAATCTGCCATTATAGAATTCTCCTATCACGTTTCCCGCCAAATATTCCTCCATCTCCTGTATATGTACTTCCATCCCATATATCAGGAGGTTCTGAAAGATATGTTCCAGTGTCTCGTAATTCCCATTGTATATTTTCAAAGTCTCCATCAATGCGTTTGGTTAGTACTTCGGCGATCTGGTTTCTCAATGGATACCCGTTTTCATCTCTTCGACCTTCCCAACTATAAGTCACAAAATCGCCTTCTTCGACGTGGATGTTTTCAAACCCAAGTTCTTGCGTCGAGATTGGGAACCAGATTGGCTTTGAATGTTTTTCAATTGTTCTTGCTTGTATCTTTCTTACATTTTCAGTCTTTCGGCACCAATCAAACGTAAAAGCTGTCTTTGGATAAAAAACTCCAAATTTTTTTACAGAAAAAGCATCTTGTGTTGATTCTCCATTGTCTTCCTTAAGATATTCATTTTTGACATCTTCCGTGTATCTCAGATCGATCTTAGTATAGGACTTAGCATAATTTACAGGGACGATATTAATGAGGTTTTTAATACTTTGAACTCCTGACCAACCGCTGCAATTACGTTCTCTTATATTTCCCGATATTTGTATAGTAGATGATAATGGAGTGTCAATCATTAAGACCAATTCTCCGCGATTATTGAAGAATGCCTCGCCTAAAAATGATGACAAAATATTAACAATCCAGAAAAATAAACTATTATCTGAATTAATAATACCAGCAGCAACATAGTTATAAAAAGATGCTGAGTATTTTGCTTGAGAAAATGAGTGTATATTGTATGATGTCGAATCACCTGCTAAAGATAATAAATCTTCTGCAATGTCTATTGGATTTGTGATAAGTATGCCGGCGGAAGCTCGGCCTGAGCATGAGACTGTTATTGTTCCAGATTGGATTTCATCAAACGCAAGATAAGCAATCCTACCTTGATTTTCGAGATCTCCATCGGTAATGACAGTATACCCTGATGTCAACAAGACATCATTATTATATACTTTAACAACATTACCATTATTTTCTGACAATATCTCCGAGGCACAAAGACAATAATATTGATTTATAGTGTCAATACAGGGTGGTATAAATATACCAGTAGCAGAGTTTTCGGTTAAATCCCCATAAAGGATCGGAAGTATATCATTTTGATTTGTTGGATTCGCGTATCTTCCGGATCGTGGCAATATGAATGTGTCTATGATACTCATGTAATATTCACCTTAAACTTCTTAACGCGATTATAAAAAGTATCAGTAATATAGAGAGATGTAAATGTGCTATTAAAAGCTATACCTCGTGGATTAGAAAACTCATCATCTCCAGAACCTGTTGAACCAAATGTTCCTTTGATGGTAGTTCCGCTAAAAAACTGGACATTGTTAAAAGGGAACGATGAAACGACGAATAGATAACCTAATGGCCCTAACCTCAGTCCTCTTGGAATCATAAAAGAAGAATCTCCGAACTTATATAAAAATATTCCATCGTTAGTAAACGCTTGGACTCGTTGGTTTTGACTGGCATCACCAACAAACACATTGTCTGAGGTGTCTACGCATATATAATACGAATGTTTAAACTGTCCGTCACCAGTTCCAAATGTTCCGAATGAACTTATATATGCTCCGCTTGAGTCAAATTTCTGTACTCTGTAATTGAGTCTATCAACTACAAAAATATTTCCAGAAGAGTCAAGAGCTATTCCCCGTGGCTCTTGAAAACGTCCTTCAAGCGTACCGTATGAGCCGAATTGACTTATATATGAGAAATTTGAATCAAATTTTTGAACTCTATTATTTAATGAGTCGGTTACATAGATATTATCTGATTTGTCGATAACAATATCGTAGGGAATATTAAATTCCTTGTTTCCAGTTCCAAATGTTCCGAATTTGCTAATATATGATCCGTTTTTGTCAAACTTTTGAATCCGATGATTTTTAGAATCAACAATAAATACATTATCATCTGAATCCAGGTATATACCTCTAAGGTCGTCAAACTGACCATCTCCGGAACCTTTTGACCCCCATTTCAACTCAAATTCAACACCGTCGATAATTGACACTTCTTCTTTCGACACGACAACAGTATTGCTACTTAGTATTGTTGGCTCACACATAAGCGTTAGCGTTTTTTCCGTTAAACGTAATTCGACAACACTCCCTGATGTAAGAGTTTGAAAGTCTTTTGCGTGTAATCCTAAAAATGCCTGACCAATGCTAAGCTCTTGAGTCAAAAAACTCTCGTTTCGATCATCTCCTAAAATTTCTGAGAAATAATCGTCAGTATTATCCAGAGTAACGCTGAAAGCACTGAGTTCGGATTTGTTGAGGCTCGCGATTAAATTGCCTCTCTCCGGCGTTAGTGTTTTTTCTATGCTCCCAAAGCTTACGACTCTGGCCTCTCTTGCAAATATTGGAGACCCCCCTCCATCAAAATACCCTCCGTCTCCTGTTACTGTCGTCCCGTCCCAGAGTGTAATTGTATTCGTGCCAGTTTCAGACTCTGTCGGAGTTAACTTTCCAAACACACGTCGAGCTTTTTTCCCGGTCAAGTACGCTAATAATACAGGTTTTTTACCTGAATTTTTTGCTATGTTATATGCGTTGGTCGTATGAAACATAGGTTATCGCCTAGTATTTACTTGTTCTGAAAATTCTAACATTATTGATCCATGTGTCACATATTTAAAGATATAATCTATCGCATTAATATTTGTCCAATCCATGAGCCATATATATTTTGTGGCATCGTCAGAAAATAAATGTAGGAAAAGTCTGTCGATTATACCTGTATCAGTATGGTATAATGATTTTTGCATTGTGATAAGGTTGTCAATATCTGCGTATTTAAGAATCTGATAATCAAGTTGTATTCGATCTTGCTTAGTATAGATTTTTCTGCGATTTATTCCAGTAACGTCACCGCTTTCAATGATATTTAAGCCAGGCGTTAGGGGGGTATCCCATTTAGCGTTGTGGCTCAATTCAAGATAATCTCCAATATAAATTTGAGAAAATTCAACATAGCTCAGTTCTGTGTCTGTTATTGATATTCTTTGATATTGATAGTTTTCATCGACATAGATAATGATAGGGTTTGCTATAGTTAAAGATTGAGTATATGGAGGGGAGGCCCATGAGCTTGTTGTGTTCATTTGCAGGATCGCTGTTGATGTTGCTGATGTTAGATTATGACCATATAGGATGATTGCTGTTATATGTCGAGCAGAACCAAGATTAAATTCAATATTAAACGTTGAGCCCGAACGAAAAATCGTATTTCGATCTTTATCAAAAAGATTTTCTGTTGAATACGTTGCTTGTGTCTCAAGTATCCATGTATCATTTTGCTCAAAATCTACGCCAGTGCCTCCTACCCAAAATATATAGGTATTATAATTCAGCAGAGTTGGTGTCGATAGTGTCGTAATTCCTGTTGCTTCCCATGTGCCCGACGGTGTTTCTGAGGTCTTCCACCTGAAGGTTGCGACGCCAACGTCACCAGGAGAAACAATCTGTACCGTGTATCTTAACCCTGACGTGCCAGAATATGATCCGTATGATACCATTATTGCTACCCCAGAAGTACCTTGTATTTTTTCCGCACCTCCGACAACACCAGAAGCTTGAGAATCAGCGGTAATCATTTCTGGCGATGTCAAAAAGTTGTTATATAAAAATCTCGTTGGCCCAAATGACATAATAGTTTACCCTATCGTAATTCTTCCGGCTTGTGTTTTTTGCTCCTGCGTGAAACGTTGCGCAACCTTTCCTATGACCATGTCATCGAGTAAAATATTTGCTTGCAATGTCATCGGTTGCATTCTTGAGCTACCGACCGGCTGTTGAACGTATGGGGTACTTGTAATTGTTTGACTATTAACCGATGCAGGTTGTATCGGCTGCACTTTTTTTTGTGCTTGATAAGCTGCTATTTGCGCTTGAAACTGATTCCCCCCAAGTGTTGCTAATTCCCGTGATGCTTGTGTTAATGATTGGGCTGTTCCAAAACTCGCGCCGTGTTGCAAATAGCTCTGAACTTCTTCTATCCGTTTTGTAATTCCTTCAAGATTGACGTTTGTCATTTGACTCGCGGTCCGTCCAACAGAACTATATGCTTGTTGCGTTTGGTCAACGGCATTATTCATGATGCCTATTGATTGAGTTACTTTTTTTGTCCAAGTGTCTATATCTGGAAGTACAGAATGAATGGTAATGTCATCATTCGCGCTGTTATATGCATCTTTCATATCGCCAACAGCCTGAGTCACCTCTTTAGTAGATTGTTTAATCTTTTGATTTTCTTTATCGATATTTTGTAATCGTTGCATTACAGGATCGTCTCTTCGGGCATCAAATGTCAGCTCTTTTACAATCTTTGCTGCCGTTCTTAGTACCGTAATAACCCCACTCCACTCATCTGCTAATAGTTTAACAACTGCGATAAATGTTTTGACATCTACAATCATATCATCAAATGTTTGAGGTAAATTTTTGAATCGAGCTATCCATTTTTTTGTATTTTCATCAGCGTCAGAAACGGCAGCGTTGAATTCTGTTTTAATAAAATCCCATGCTGTTTTTGCTGCATTTTTTATAGCTTCCCATGCTGTTAACGCTAACTCTTTGAATGCTTCCCAGGGGCCTTGTGTCTCAAGGTTAAATAAAAACATGGCAAGGGCTTGATCTATTCTGAGTATCGCTGATTCTATAGGAGATAGTTTTTTTCCAGCACTGCTTATAGCCGCCCCAAATGAACCTATTTTTAAAACAATACTATCAAAGATACTTCCTAATGAGATCCATATTGATTCGATAGACTTTAATACATCTTCGTTTCCTATCAGTGATTTTCTCCATAATTCAAAGTTATCAATAATTTCACCAATTTCCGTTTCAATCTCTGTGATTAATCCCTCCCAACTTTTTTTTAATGACTCATTTGTTGTGATCCATTCAAATAACTTAATCAAAATAGGTGTAATTTTATCATTTAATAGTCTTGCTAATGCTTCTGACAGAGGTTTACCGATAAACTCTGTAATTGCTATTAATATATTTTGAAATGCTTGCCATGCATTTGTGAGTGTTTGCATAGCAATGTCGTATTCTTTGCTTAATGATTCTTGATTTATCATCTCTTCTGAAGCTGTTTTCAACGCCTCATCAAGAGTGCCCATATTTTTAGCCATAGCCAGAAATGTTTCAGATACCCCTTGTCCTGTAAATCCCAATTCCTTTAAGGCTTGCGATGCTTTAATTTTTCCGTCTGGTGTTGCCGTTGTAATTTTTTGAAACGCTTCAAACACTAGACGAAGGGCATCAGTTGGATCATTTGATAGAATCGCCTGCTTTAGTTGAGCACTGTTTATGCTTAAGACCTCAGCAAATTTTGTATGATCAGCGGTTAACTCACGCATAACGTTAGACATCGCAGTCGCACTTAATCGCGTGCGCAGTCCAGCATCAATCATTGTTGCTGATAATGCAGCGGCTTGATCTATTGTTAGCTTAAACGCTGACGATGCTTGTTGCATTCTTAGCATAGAATCAACAATTTCAGACTGGGTTGCATTAAAATCATTCCCAAGCTGATTTATCACTGAACCTAAACCTTCAATGTTTGCTGCAATGGGGAGATCCCAGGCATTTAATAATTTAGGGAGTGCGCGAGCGGCAGCTTCCGCCGTTAGATCCGTTGCAACTGTCATCTTTGCAATGGTTTCGGTAAATGCCTCTAAATCTTTTTTTGTTTTTATGCCTAAAGTCCCGCCAATAGATGCAATGTCAGCTAAAGTCTTACTTGCAACCCCACCTTTCAATTCAACAGCTGACAATGTCCGTATTCCATCAGCAAGCGTGTCGAACCATTCCTTTGTCCTTTCGCGAGTCCGTCCAATTGTCCGTTGTGCAACAACGAAGGAATCTTCAAACTTACTAAAATTTTTAACGCTAGAAACAAGTACATCCTGCATTGTTTCTAATCCCTTAATGAATCCTTCTTTAATGAGATTAGCAGTTGTTTTTAGAGGAATAACCAATGCAGAAAAAGCATTCTTTAAAAGATTAATGCCTGGAATAAGTGTTGAGGTGATTGTTTTTGATACGACACCGAACACCCCGCCAAAACCTGAAAAATCAACATTCCCCAGAGTCTTCCCAATGTTCTTGAATGTCTTTTTAAAGTTACCTTCAAGGTCTTCGAGACGTTTATCCCAGGCATCAAAGGTTTTCCCAGAATCATCCTTAAATTTTAGCTCGAATATTGCTGTATCAGTTGTTGTTGCCATTTATTTCAGTAAAAAAGCATCCCTGAAAACTTGAATCATTTTTTTGCGAACCGGAGACTTAAACACAACGTACTTTCGTATAATCTTCTTGAGACTCCCGCCTATTTTTGTACGTACCCCTGTATATTGGTGGACTCTGCCATACAAAGGCCCTAATATTGTATTGATATGCCATACCTGCCCATGTTTCCATTCAGTTGCGGTTTTTTCCGCCTTATCACGCATTCTTCCGGTCTTATCAAGGATAGGATGAGAGTATTGATATTTTCGTGGTTTCCAGGCAGGGTCCCCCCCTGCCTGGACTTGCCGCGCAATATCCTTTGACGCTATTTTCCCAACGTCATCATATGTCTTTGTGCCCTTGAATGCCTCTTCCCGCGTTTTCATATTCTTCCGGGCCTGGTTAAGTCCCGTTATTTTGATGGGCATCTCGTTTCTGCACCTCTCTCATGATAATATTCAGCCAATAAAAAGCGTCTGTGAATTTTATCTGATATTCATCACAAATCCTGCCTATAAGGTCTATATTAAGAAGTCCTGTTTGTGTCGTGTATGGAACTACCAGGTTAAAAAAATCAACCCAGGCCCTTAGATGGTGCGGAAGAAATGCAGGGTGCCCATGAATCGGACAATCAACATCTTGCACTCTTCGTCGAAGCGGGGGAACCTTCTTCTCAATATCATCCTGTAAGCATTTCAGACAATACGTTCCCCCACGCCACGCCACAAACTCTATCAGTTTTTTTCGTCGTCTTCCTCTTCGTTTGTTCGAAACATGTCGTCATCCTCAAAGACTTCCACAAGTTTTGACGCCAACAACCTTGCAAACTTCGCTTTCTTCCGAATCAGTGCGAGCACCCCATCTTTTGATGGTTTCTCGAATAGCCCCTGACTCTCCTTGTACGCGACATCCAAGATCATAAGACAGAACTTTTCAGGGTTGCTATTAAGTGTGGCCCCGACGCCTTTATCACGATAATATCTCACCTTATCTTTAATCCCACTATATTTGTGGGAGGCTTGCTTGAAAATATTCCGAGTCACGTCATTCAGTATAATTGTCAAGGTTGGCACGTCAGTCCCTTCAGGGAGCACAAAAAAATCTAAGGCAATGACTTTCGGTGCTTCAGTGTCGTTTAAGATGTCTTGAACATCAAATAAATATGGCATAATTTCCTTTCTAATGTGCTCGAAATCGAGCGGGTTAAAATGTAGCAATGACAATTTCATGGTCATTGCCTAATGTCGCGTCAATCACTCCTCGACTCGTAGTATCATTTTTCATGAGCGCATCTGTTGATAAGCTAACCTCAGTATTGATTTGGTTCGAGACATAAATCGCCATTATATTCAGGAGTTCATCCCCCAAGGTAATCATAAACCCGCTGCCAATAACGTTATCACGCATCAAGAACTCTTGCCACGACTTGAAATATGGCGTTTTTGCCAGAGTCACGGTACGTCCGGTAATTGCCTGGCTTTTCTTCCCATAATTCGCCGCCATACAATTTTCGAATTCACTTTCCATTTCAACCGTGACCGTGAGGGTATCACCAACCGCCGCGCAGGCCCCACGAAGAATATACACTGTATCGTCAGCACTGGCCGCAATGCTCACAGCCGCGTGTGTCAGGGTGATATTAGACCCGGCATCCCCTGATACAACAGAGATAGACTTCGTTTCCCACACGCCCGCACTCACCTCAATTTGGATTTCATCACCAACTCCAACATCAAACGCCGGAGTCGCAAGGATGGTTTCTGTCGCTGATGGTGTTCCGCTTGCGGTACCTTCATAACGCGTAAACATATTCAATCCATCAATACCTAAGCACATTAATGGTTTTGTTGTCGTGTCGTAATTTGGGGTAATCGCCTGAGCCGTATTATCATACAAGGCCGATAAGGCCTTGGACGCGAAGGTCATGGGGACATTCTGGCCAACTTCAAAGGTCGCCTCCCAGTTTGTGCATTTGCAGCCCGCATATCGAAGGCGTTTGGGGCCATCGAAATACGTATAGGCGGTGAAACTCGGAAAGTCTGAACTTGAAAGCATCCAGTTTACCCCTGTTTTAATCAAGTCATCTTCTGCGGGGATGCTTGACAGTGGAATGTCCAGGGTGATCGCAGGCGCTGAATATGTCGCAATCCTTCTGATCTCGCCTTGTGTTGGGAAATAAAGCAGCATTCCCGGAATAATCGCCGGGCTTGCACAACCCGACTTGACCTGTATTATTAACGCTGTACTTCCAGCGTCAACAACCCCAGCCTCTGCCCTCAGCTCTGTGCCCATCAGAGATTTCATGAGCAGATGCCAATCTGGGCCGTGAGTCCCTAATGTTCCAACCCCACGTATTAAGGTTGGGATTGTCGGGCCTAAATCATCAGACCACATCCCAGCCGCCGGCGCCGTCTTACTCAAACTCCCTGTCATGAACGCATTTTCAACAAGGTCACGTTCAAGGTTGAATTCAGCACCATCAGAATGCAGGAGGAGCGCACCGTTCGCCGTTTCTACAACCGCAGTGCCTTCTACCGTTTCTTCTTCAATGCTCATTTTTGTATTTTGCAGGACTACAAGTTTTTCTGCCATCGGTTATCCCCCTTCCTCGTTAGGTTGTTGTGTTTTTTGAACGTCTCTATATTCTCTATTGATGATATTTTGAGCAACAACCCGCAACCTCTCATGATCGTCTGCTTCTAATTTGAGCTTGCGGGTTGTGTGGTAAAAATCAGTTATAGCCTTTTCAATTCGCTGCTCACAAGTCATAATTTTCGTTTGCCTCTATCTCGGTTTCTGCTCTGTTTATAAAAGTTTCTTCTGTGATAAATTTTGATTTCGCCCAATGTATAATCGCGCCCTTCACAGCCTTATCAATCACATTAAGCTTTTCTTGGTTTGTGAGATCGTCATACACCTTGTCGGTTTGGTCTGGATTCTGAATGTGATACCGACCTTTGGTAGTGTAGATCCATTCTGCCGCCTTAGCCAGAGTTGGATCAACCTTAACTTTTAGTGCTTCATACGTTAGGGTCACGGTCCGATTGCTACCGTTTACCTGTGTTGTGATTGCCATTGTTTACGTTCCTCCGAGGCTACCCGCCTTAGACAGGTAGCCTTCCTCCGATATGCAGAACGTTAAAGTTCATGTTGAAAATATCAAAGTCCGTGCCAGCGCCAGCGCCAACCTCTTTCATCCGTAAATCAATATCATGGCCTGTGTTTGTAATATCTATCAGTCCAGATCCAGACATGCTGCCTAATGATGCAACCGCTGCAAATTCACGGCGTGATGAACCATCTTCCTGTTCGACGCCATTGACAAAAATATCAACCTCATAATCCTTATTAAGACCTTGTGAATCGCCACTTATCTGCCAATCAATCTTATACACGCCGACCGTTCCCACATTAAAGGCGTCTGAATTAATGGTAACATTGTTTAAAAGTCCTGTTGTCAGTCCGGTAATCTTCACATAGACGCCTTGTCCAACGGCTGAAATGTCAACATTGCTCGTGCCTTCGTGAAGATATAAAGAACCGTAAGGTAAGCCCGCTGTCCCTACAAACCGCACATCACCGTCATCTTGAATGCTCGTATAGTTCCCCGCACTGACATCTCCAATTTGTGCAACATCATCATTTTGGGTGGCATTGGATTGTACGAGGAGTTGTTCGGTGTCTGACGTACCGACGACATGGAGTTTCGCGGTTGGGGCAGCGTGTCCGATTGATACATTCCCAACAGGTTGCAAAGCTACATCCCCCGTTCCTGTCACTACATTGAAATATCCATCCCCTGCCCCAGTTCCGACAAAGCTTAAACTTCCCCATTCTGTGTTATTGGTATCGGGGTTGGTTGATGACTGGAAAAATACAGTTGGATGGGGCGATAGTGTGTCATGGTCATAATCTTTCGCCACGGAATCCCATTCGGCGAAGATGAAATTTCGGTTGCCGATCCCGTTTAAATTCCGAGGGGCAAAATGAACACCGTCATCACTTTGAGATGTATTGATGTAGAAACTAACACTTCCACTGCCAAAAAAACTGACCTGATTGCTTGCAAAAGATAACTGGCTAACACCTGCTGTCACGAATTGAAGCGTATCATCAAAACTTTCATAGACTCCACTATCACCATCACCAAAAGACAAACCGTTTGCAAGCGCTCCCGTTCCTCCGTTTATATGAAGGGTCGAGAGTGGCGCTCCCGTTCCTATGCCAACACGCTCATTCGTGCTGTCGACGTCCAAAACGGGAGCGCCACCGTCTGCATCCAACACCTGCAAGAATGTTGTAGAATCAACGGCTGGTTGAAATCGCCAGGCATCATTGGCCTCATCATATTTACTATTGCCGGCTGCGCCGAAAAGAAGATCACCTTTCGTGGGATCTGAGGTTGATTTTAGCGTGAGATCATCGCCAGCAGCAGTTCCACCTGAAAGAGTTTGACCTCCCGCCCTGCCCGCTGCCATTATGTATTGTGCAAGCCAGTCTGTCGTTGGATTAAAAAATTCAAGTGCGGTTGCTCCGGCATTAACTTTTGTGAGATTGTTGGCTTTATCGACATACGCATTTGGTGTATCGCTTAACCCAAGAAATGTTGTCACTCCACCGCCCCCTCCCCCTCCTCCCCCTGCTGTTGTATTTGGGAGTAGACCTGTTAGGTCCTTGTTTGAATAGAGAGACCAAACGCCAGACGTGTTGATAAAGGTTAGAAGTGCCATGAGAAAGCTTACTCCCTCGTATAATTGAGGTGTGCTATATACTGTCGATGCGTTGGCATCTTCTATCGCGAGTTCTGGGAAATTTTTACTATACGTGCCAAGCGGCATATTAGCGCAGAGATGAGACGGCTCTCCTGTTTTATTTTGTACACCGAATACCACAATGCTGAAACTTGTATTATTTAAAGGGTTACCGCTCGCATCAGTTGTGATCGTAGCTAGATTCAGAACTGAACGATATGACGTTGAGAAATCGTTGATGACCTCAATATAATCTCCGATTGTACCGCCAGGTGTTCCGCTCGGAATTACATTGTCAACGGTGATAATAAAATTAGGTGTAGCCCATACAGAACTTGCAATCGTGTATAATCCATTATTTCCAGTAGAGTTGTTTATTTTTATAATTCTACCATCTGGGAATGTTGATGAGAGATCTCCATCATTTGAAATTGTAAACGTTTTGTTGCTCGTTGAAACGGCATCAATGACATATTGTGTCATGTCAAGTTGGGGAAATACATGATTATGCAATTGTTGCACAATTCCGCCTGTTGACTTGACATATACCTGTCCACCACCTGCAATTGTGACGGAGGTTTTTGCTCCTGATACATATTGTGCGGCTTTGCTGCGGATATTTGATGTAATATCTGTGAGATGTCCTTGATTTGTCTCAGCGTCTTGAATTTCATCATTCCAGTTTTGATTTCTCGATGCTCCTTCAGCTTTGACGGTTGCTGCTGTCTTTAGGGCCACTCTGGCGACTCTTATGTGTTCTGCTGTCGGCCATCCGGATGGTGATACGGTCAAAGATTTTGTACTTTGTGGTACGTAGATATAATTTGTTTGAGGATTATTATTAGTCCCTGGCGTTAAAGTTATCGTTGCTGGTGGAGTTGCATCAAACCTTGTAAACCCGTCAGAAAACATCATAGTCAAATCTTCATGACCGTTTGTTGGTGATAGATAGCCAGTGATCGTTGAGCCGTTACTTAAAACTCTGAGATCAAACGATTCTCGAAATATGCCGTTAAAAAAATTTGCGGTTGTTTCGCTGATTGATCCCTTGATGTCGATGTAAAGCTCTCCATCCGTCTCATCAACCACTGCAATGACTCCAAGCAATATAGGAAAGCTTGGAAAGCTTGGCTTATCTTTCGTGAATCCCCCTACAATTGTATCTGATACCCATATTAGATCGGCTACAGTATAACCAGATGTATTTAAACCTCTAACTTTTCCGGCTCTGGAATAGAAACCATATTCACCGTCTGGGATGTCCATTATAGCCATGCCTATCTCAACAGATAATGATTCAAATACGCTTGCTATCGATTTAACGAGGCTTGGAACGCCGTTAAAAATTCCAATCGGAGAAACAACAGTGCCCTTGTCTATTTGCGTCCCGCTCCCATTATAGGCGCGAACCAATGTTTCTTGGCCTGTACGCATAACAACACTGTTATCCTCTAAAACGACATTAAGTGTCTGCTCTATTGTATCCCAATACGTTGTTCCTTCGCTATTTCCCGGAGAGGATGGGGTTGTGTCAAAAATGAGTTGCTCTACATTTTGGAGAGTATTCCCATCCATATCAATATCGCCACTCATCGTATCGCCAGAACTGCTCATGAATCCTAAATCTGATTTGACGTCATTATAGTCTCTACCTTCGATGTGTGTCGCATCTGAGAATCTTGCGTAGTCGTTAGTAACGGGAGTGCCTGATGTAGAGACATTCCCGCCTCCGGTTGCATTCTTAAACGTTATCCTACCCGCGCCGTCTGTTGTCATAACCTGACCATCAGCACCATCAAGCAGAGGTAACACGTACTCATCAGCTACGTTGAGAGATGGAACATAAACTTCGTTGTCTTTTCCGGCTCCGCCTTTTGTTGGCATAATATCCCTTTAATATACGTCTGCCCTATGTTGTTCTATCCAGAGTTTTTGCCCTGAATCATACGAAAATTGAATACTGTCGTTTTTCCCTAATACCATATCTCTTCCGTTCTGCATCCGCATTCCACTCCCAACCAAATTAGAGCCATCCTGTAACGTGACAAGCGAACTGTCATCAAGTCCTTCAATCGTTAAGATTTGTCCATCAGTTCCAGCATAAATTGTAGGAGTTGATGTCATTATCACACCGCCCTGGATGCGTAAGACATCATAACCACGTGAAAGCGTATCAGTCGCTAAGACTGTGGTATCTGGCGAAACTGTCCTTGCGCACGCTGTCGGCATTGTTATACCCCTCATATCAGTATCAATGTGTGTCATGATCATCTCGGATGCCCCTGTCCACACGCCAAAGTCAGGATTAATGCTTGACTGGCTATAATCTTTTGAGGTGACTGACACAAATTGAGACAGAGAAAATGTATCGCCATAAAACACATTCTCAACCTTATCTAATAATTCTGCTCCTGTGGTGTCTTCGGGATCTCCATCATTTTCATAGAGTACTGAAAAATTGACGGGGTATTCTTTCCGTATCATGCAGTTTAAGAGTGTAATAGGTTCTGCCGTGACAACGCCCATCTTGACGAGTAACATTGGTGTCATCGTGCCATACGCTCTAGGCACATCAGTGTAGATGACAAAATGTGAATTAATCTCTTCAAGTGTCATTCCAGGCGCTGTCTGCGTGTCGAGTTGTGCCTTAATCGCATTCAAAAGACTCACCGTGATGTCACTCATAACGTAATAATAGGTTCCCCGTCTTCTGTTTCAAACGCTGTTTCCATCGAGTCAACATCTGTACTTGTACTGCTGTAATCAGATACCCCAGGGATGCTAATTTCTTCGTTTCGGATCGCGGTGAGATCGTCGACGACAATCTGGCGATTTGCCGCAAGGATCTCCCCGACAGCAGCATTATTTGAGGTTGAACCGCCTCTATATAGCACAAGTATATCAGACATAGACTGCAAAAAGTCAGGAACGGTGTCAGAGTCCCAATCATTGACTTGATCACCATAACGCGGAATGATATACGCAAGAATCTTCCCCTTTGCAAATTTATAGCCAGATTCTAAGACATCAGCGTCAAGTATATCATCCTTATTCCTGTCGAACCACTGGAAGAGTTGAATACTCCTCGCAGTGGCTTCCAGGCTCTCTTCCGTTGAAAAATATTCAGTTGCCATAGTCCCTCTAGGGAGCACTATCCAAGGCTGTCAATGTATAATAATAACATACGGCGGTAATTTCACCATCCGTAAAGTCTGCGCCTTGTGGGGTTAGTGTGATGTCAGTTTCCCCGCTTGTAATAGCCGTTGCGGCATTCGCGTCAAAAAACGTATTCACCTTGGTGTTTTTGGCAGCGGCTCCGCCGGCTCCCTGGATTGCTGCGCTAGAACCGCCTGAATATGCCGCAGCCCATGTATTATCACCGTCATTCGTCACGGCGACATCAACGCGTAATTGACAGGCATGTAATAGTGACCCTGTCGGGATATTTACCTCAATTTTATCCGTCGCCCCCGTGAGAGCCCCGCTTGATGCTGTGACTGTCTGTAAGACAAGCGCCCCACTGGCTTCTGTCGCATCAACTGTCAAAAATCCAGGGGCTTGAAATGTTCCATCCGTTACGACCGCACCGTTAACAGCATTTGTGATTGTCTCATCATTACTTAAGACGAGGCCACCCGCTGCCGTAATATCAAGCGTACCATCAACAGAGATAACGCCATTGACCGAATTGGTGATTGTTTCATCATTTTCTAAGATGAGACCACCTGCGCCAACGATGTCCACAGAGCCTGAAGAGGTCACATTGCCCGCGAAGGCATGAGTTGTCGCGGTGTATGTAATGGTTCCATTAACAGAGTTGTCAATCGTTTCTCCGTTGACCAACGTAACAACACCAGTACTGCCTAAGCTCCACTTGGTTGCCGGAGCCGCACCAGCAGTCATCAGCATAAAATCCATCTGGAAATCTTCTGAGGCTGCCGTTGTATCAGTGGCAATTACGGCGATATTCGCCCCGTTCTCGGTGTTCGCAGCCGCCGTTTCTTGGAGCCAGCGGAGTGATAACCCGATCCCATTAGCAGGGGTCGCACTTGTTGTATGTGTGAAATCAACCAACGGATGTACTGTGTTTGTTAATGCCGTTTCTTCTGACACGTCCAGGCCGCTTGTCGTGCCAACCAACGAATACCGAACTGACTCTGTGCCATTGATCACAGAGTCAAGCAGCGATTCTGTGGTCTGCCCTTGCACATTGTCTGTTGTGATAAACACAAGAACACAGGCCAGTAATACCATTCCTAATCGTTTCATGTGATGTTTCTCCTATATTTTAAGAGCGCCTTACTCATAGTAAGGCGCTAATATCGTTATAATGCTTTAATCGAGTACATATTTTTCTGTGCGAACACTTTTTCTTGCGCGAAATATCCAAGCATCATCAATTCGCCGCCCGCCAGAGTAGAGTCATCCGGGACAACTTTGACACTCCAACCCTGATAATTCGGGACAACATTACTATCAAGGATGAATGTTCTGACGCAAGGACTCGCAATTTCAGAACTTGGGTCAGAAGACAAATGACAAACCGTGACATAGTCCTCCCAAATACGCGACATCGTAAGCGTTGCCGGAGTTTTCGGCGATGAGTCATAACGAGCAGATCCGACAATGACCGAAGAATCTAAATAATTCTCGATAGCTTCCTTATTGACATACGTCTGCAATTCTTGCCGTTTGCTGCCTGAAACAGTGGATGCGCCTGTGATTAAGGTGTTTTTCTGCATCTCACGGTAGACATTATGTGCAATAATCGTCATGTCTCGCGGAGCAAGAAGCGCATCTTCAGCCGTTGCCATGTCGCCAAGAATGGTTGCTGAGGACGAGCTCCATAACGGTGAGGCGGTCGCCGTAAAGCCAGCGTCGAAATTCCCTGTTGTCTGATAGAGGCTGGCAACGGTGATTTCACGGTCTAACACTAACAACCGTGTCAAAAACATACGCGCCAACTCTCGGTAACGCTGTTCACTACCGTATTGCGTTTTTGCCTGATCTAAGTCAATCCGGCTCAAATAAATCGACAAAGCGCGCCCAGTCAAATCGTAATTCACCAGAGAGTCGCCCCAATCAATACGGTTCGGCGGAGTGTTCTTCGCGGCTCCCACTTTTGGGCGTGTATAGAACGTCTTTTCATCAATCTTACGATATGACCCGATCAGATCCGGACGGGGGAAAAACGGAGCCACCTGGTCTGCGATATAAATTTGATCGGGATCTTTATACATCGCCGACGCCTTTGAGTCCAGTGTCCGAAATTTTTCTTTTGTCGCATACTCTGCGACCTGATGGTTATGTGCTGATAATTCTGTTGTTATTTGGCCGCCTGGGATATCCCATCGGATGCTTCCGAATAACGGGCTGGCTTTGGCAACCTCTTTGATGAGGTCGCGGTTCCTAATTTCTGCCATAATAATGTACCTCCTAAAGTACGGTTGCGGCGACAAAATCGAAATCGCCTGTGCATTTTTCACCAACAGAAGCGGCAACAGTTGCTGTCCCGACCACTAAGTCACCGGCTATCGCTGTTCTAATACGCCCAGCCGTGCCGTCATCAGGACAGAGTTGATCGCCAACGGCGATAGTTCCCCCAGCGATAAAATCTAAACGTCCGCGCTGTAAATATTCACACTGCTCTTCATCAGCATAGATGTCTGCTGATAATCCCACAGCAACGTCAGTATCAGCCACCGTTTTAATGACGACACCTTCGCTTTCAAACTTGACACAAGCTCGTGCAAAGGCAATAGCTTCGCCAGCCGTTGCGGTAAAGACATCTTGTGTATCCCATCGTTCGCCATGAGTTGTGTAGGCCATAATAGTTTCCTCCTAAAATGCTTTTGGGTATTTATTGATTGCCATTTCGCGAGCTTTCAACCATACCTGTTCAGGGTCGTTCGGGTCATTGACATAAGGCTTTGCGGCCTCTGCGAATTCGGCAATATGCGATTCTTGAATTTCTGTCTTGGTGAGTGGTTTCTCTGATGGGTCATGATACTCTTTCTGTGCCGCAAATTCCCCAACCGGCACAACAAGACTGTCATGCTCTTTAAGCAACGTCTCAAAACAGTTCTCAAGTGCCGCCGTGAAATCTTTTTCCCCGTCGGCAAACTCAATGACACTCCCAGGCCCATTGAGTAAAAACGGGGTCATAAGCTTCACAGCCTTTGGGCTTGCGTGATGCTCATGCGCCATTCGGTCAAAAAATAATTTGACGTGCTGTTGTTTCGTCACGTCCTGTTCTTGTTGCAACCCACGTTCAAGTGACTGGATCATATTATCTTTCGCTCTCAGGTGTTCTTGCATCTCCTGGATGAGCGTGTCTGCCTTCGCCTGTCGTACTTTCATAGCATTCAGTTCTGCTGCCATGTCGTCGGCGATGTCTCCCCCGTGTGGCACTGCGTTATTCTCTTTTGTTGGGATAGACGTGGTTTTCCCTTCTTCTTTTTTGAGTTTTTCTGGCATGTGTGTTGTCTCCTTTTGTTGTTCTCGATGATCAAATTGCGAATACAACGTCAAGACGTTCGTTTCGCTTTCGCCTTCCTCCATAAATTCGACAGCAAAGGATGTCGGCTGGTCTCGAACGGCTGGCATTGTCAACCTGTCGAGAAAGCTAATTCCTCTGACTAATTTATTCCAAACTTTACCCGTTTTCGGGTCTTTTATCGGCGGCAAAATTTCGATGCTTCGCAGCGGAAATTGTTCCTCGATAAATGCCGCCCATTCTTGGGGGATGTTTCGGAGTGTTCCGGTCAGCCATTTCACGCCGTCTATAAGTTGCGTAGCAAATTCAACGGTGACATCTTTCATGGCTGTCTTCATGGTGTCTTTTAAGTGTAGTTGGTGAAGGATATTCACCATTGCAGGGATGCCTTTTTCATTTTTTATCTGAGGATTCCCTTTATATTCTCCATCCTGGATACTTGATAAAATATATGGCATAGCCTCGTTTGTATCAGCCGCCATACGCTCTAGCTCTTCGTCAGTGTATGAGAATGATTTTCCCTTCATGTTCCCAGGGTAAAATGTCCCGGCCCTCAGCAGAGGGACATCAAAAAATGTGCTATATTCTTCTACTTTCATGGGTAGCAGGCACGAAAAAAGGCGGAAAATATGAGTAGTATGGGCTACCCATATCGCCGCCTAATTTCTTCAGTTATTGTTAGATGTACGGTCTTTCAATAACCTATGCCGTTCAAATTTCTGTCAAATATTACTGTTTTTTTTAAACCAACCGAGTTTATTCATTTCTTCTTCGTTGAGTGTTTGGAGCGTTTGGTGTTCATGCAATCCAATAAAAGTTATATGCTTATTCTGCTCTAAAAGATGTTGAGACAGTTGAATAATAGATTCCTTTGCGACTTTATCATATCTCGGTAAATGGTCAATAACTACAATATCGCCATCCTTAATATCTAGTTTTCTCATCAGTAAATCACTTAGTTCTGGACTCATATTCTTTTTTGCTTTTGAACAATCTACTATTTTGCCGAATAAAAAAATAAATCATTCAGCTGAACCTCTTTGGTACTATTTCGGGAAGTTTTTTAGTATAGGCATATCTTACCGGGTCGGCCTCAAACATTTCTTTGGTAATAATTTCTTCCCAACAACGACAGTCAAATTCTATAGGGGCTCTTATCTTCTCCCATATAGGATCATCAATAGGACGGATGACCTTATGATAAGCCCTATGTGAGGCACGAACATCTGAATCATTCGCGGTCATTTGGATAAGACCGTGAATCGAATCTTTTTCCCGTTGCGCGAGTTCCATTGTACCGTCTGAATACGCTTTGCTTCGTGCAAACCGAAACGAAGCGATGAGTTTCTCCTCTTCGAAGGGAATAGACGCCCCTACAAAGATTGTTCTCGCTTTCTTCCGGTATACTTCCCAGGCTTCCGCCTCATTCGTTAGCTTTAACGTGTCTGCAATTTCATTTTTTAACCGTGTGATAAGCTCAGTACGTCCCTTTGTACTTCCTAGAGAGGAGATTGTAAAGCTATTTTCTTTATCTTTTTGAGGTAAACCGTCAAAATCTTGTTTGTTATATACAGGCATTGCATCCAATGCTTTTTTTGCATCCTTTGCAACTTTTCCAAAGATGTCAGGAGCCGGAGCCTTTGCCGGGAAGTTCTTAATCGTTGATGGTTTCTCTTCCTCTTCGCCTTCTTTGTCCTGATAGATCTGAATAAATTCTTTTTCTTCTTCTACTTCGCTTTTTTCTTTTTCAGGTTCTTCCTCTTGCTGTGCATTGATATTTTGTTCTTGATCTTTGGGCGTTGCCGGGACAATCCGCTCAGGCTGGATTATTTGCAACCAGGGATATACCTGCACATCTGACCAGTTATAATCAATCCCCCAGGGGATAGCCTGGTATGTCCAGGCATTAGACAGCATATTAGCATCGTCCTGTTGAAGTTCTGATTTTGCCCGTGTTCCTTTGGATTCTTCGGCGCCATAGCTCCCGTATTGTCCATCTAAGAGGGCTGTGGGATTGTGTAATAACACAATTGACACAATTCTTATGGCTAATTCAATATTGGATTGAAACGCGGAACTTTCTATCTCTGCTTTTAAGGCTTCAATCAAAACCCCCTCTTCTTTAATGATCACCTTATCAGATGACATTTTGGTCAGATCCGCTAAAAACTTCGCCCGCCACTGTGCTCGGTCAGTATCTTTCCCTGATTTTGTTTTGGGATACGTTCCCATCCATTGCCCTGTACCTGCCCTTTCAATGCCTCTATTCCAGTTTTTCCATCCTTCCTTAATCCCTTTCAGTGTGTCGAAGAGTGGCCGCAGTTCTGCAATGCCATAGGGATTCTGAAAATATCCATGGTTGGTGATGACCATAAATTTCCTGTCTGGCATCCGTTCAAGGTTGGAGTCATCAAAATATGATTGTTTTTCATAGATACCGGGTTCTCTGTCTTGTGGATTCAGGATAAACCGCTCCGGGTCTTTATCCTGAAAGTTAGTAGCATACACAAGGGGTGTCTTTGAGAACGGGGTTTCCCCTCGTGTCCACATATTTTCGATAACTGCCCGCCCATAGGTCAATGTGGAATCTAAGGCATCTCGCAAAATTTCGCTAAAATCCCGTTCCAACGCCTCATCGTATTGCCATTGTGTAAATTCAAGATGTTGTTGGTCTATGGTCTGCGAAAATGGGGGGGGAATAATTTGAGGGGGAAAGTATGCTCCCGTGTCATTTGGTTTCAATCCCGTTGCCGACACAAATAATGACGCCACATGTTTTCGCATGTTCATTGCGGCAAAGACATAAGGGGTCAACGACGCCTCATAAAAAGGGGTAAGTCCATACCGCTGTTCAACGTCATCGGGCGAGCCTTGCGTCCACGTATATTCTGTGTCTTCGGCCCTTCCCCAGGGCTGGATAATTGCACGAAAAATTGATTGAATATATTCACGTATCTGCATATACCTATAATATATGCAGTGCTGCCAATAAAGTCAATTTTTTTTTTGAGAACACCTTGTGGCATTCGTGATAGCTAGGTATTTGAGGATTTCAAATAGTATTTGATGTCATAAATAATACGTTTCTTTTTATATGCTGGGGTTGCTCTATAGGCGACGAAGTAGGCGACACGGTGCGGGGTTTTGTCATAGCATACAGGGCAAAGGTCATGCCCTTTTAGGATCCCTCTTCGTCCGCACTGTGTGCAGATGATAATTTTTTTCACGGCTTAAATGCGATGAAGATATATGTAACTTTTTGTTTGTATCGCCCATGTTCTTATCGTTTCAATGATAATCAATCCTTCAGGATCATTCTGTGGTGCAAGCCACAGAGCAATACTAAAACACCAATTACAAAAAAGAAGCCTCATCTCCGTAAATATCTTTGTATTCATATTTTTCATTACATTTACCTCATTAGAATAATAGTTCTTGCCCTCCCCGTGTTTGCGACTTCGCTTTTTTCAAGACATCATGTGTCATTGGTAATGTCAAGCGTTTTCCTTCGAGCATGTCTTCGACCGTCACAATCTGGACTCTGTCAAAATTCTGTCCAGCCATCAATGGGTTTTGGTAGAACCCGGCTTCTTTGGCCTCTTGTGTCATCCCTCGGCTTGGTTGTTCAAGTGTTAATAAGATTCCGACTGCGGCCTGTTCACGTTCGATTGTTCCGCGTAAATCTCTGACCATGCTGGGCTGTAAATGCCAGGACTTGACAGAGAGGATGACCTGCTTATACTCCTCTA